CTCGATGTACGTGGTATGACAGCCAACGCCATGCTTGCTAAGCTAGAAGAAACTTTTCCACCCACCAATCCTACACCTGACGATACAATGCAAAAAATTATGTACCGATCCGGTCAACGTAGTGTCGTTGAGTGGGTCATTAATTATATGGAAGAGAACTAATGGCTAATCGCGTTTCTAGAGATAAACTAAAAGAAATTAAACAAGGTTACCGTGATGAAATTAGTTCACTACGGCAACAACTACGAGATTATCAAACTCGACTTGATCAAGCAACCAAAACCGCAGCTAACGCCCCAAAGATTAGCCAAGAGGCTAAAGACTATAGGGCACAAACTCAAGGCATGTTGTCTCAGGCTGAAGCAATTAGAAGTGGTTATTCCTCACAACTTGCTTCTATTCAACAGCAGCAAAAAACCTACGAAGATACTATGGCAGCACGTTCTGCTGCACTAACTCGTCAAGGTGAAGAGCAACGTGCTGCACTAACTCGTCAAGGTGAAGAGCAACGTAAAGTTGCTGCAGAAGAAGCAGCTGTTCGTAGTGCAAATCAACGTCGTTCTGAACTAGCACCACGTCTGCAAATCCAACCTGCCGGTGAAACACCAACCACTGGTGGTACACAACCGTTCAAGCGTCGCAAGATGCAGTTTGGTGATACTAAACCTTATGGTGCTTTGGCTATTAAATCCAATACTCTTAACGTCTAATGACTGCTAAATCTCGTTATGACAGATTGTCTTCAGACCGTTCACAGTTTCTAAACAGTGCTAGACAAGCAGCAGATCTAACTCTACCTTATCTCATCCGTGAAGATGAGCACTTCACTAAAGGTGCTCTCAAGCTTCCGACACCCTGGCAATCAACAGGAGCTAAAGGTGTGGTGACGCTTGCAAGTAAACTTATGCTTGCATTGCTACCTCCACAAACTAGCTTCTTTAAACTCCAGGTTAACGACATCAACCTTCCACAAGAGTTGGGTCCAGAGATTAGATCAGAACTTGACTTGTCGTTTGCTAAAGTTGAACGCACTATCATGGAATCCATCGCGGCTTCTACTGATCGTGTTGTCGTTCACCAAGCACTTAAGCATCTTGTTGTTGCTGGCAATGCTCTTATCTTCATGGGTAAGGATGGGCTCAAGCTCTATCCCCTTAACCGCTATGTGATTGATAGAGATGGTAACGGTAATGTTATTGAAATTGTAACAAAAGAAACAATCTCGAAAAAATTACTGAAAAAATTTTACCCGGATTACAAGGAAGAACAGCCTAATAATGTATCCGATGATTCATCAGGTCAAGATGATGAATGTGATATTTATACACACGTCACCTTGGATAACAACAGATGGATCTGGCACCAAGAGGTGTACGACAAAGTGCTTCCCAAGTCTATGGGCAAGGCACCACTTGACGCTAACCCCTGGCTTGTGCTACGCTTCAACCACGTAGACGGAGAAGTCTACGGACGTGGTAGAGTGGAGGAGTTCATCGGTGACCTCAAGTCACTTGAAGCACTGTCACAAGCCATCGTTGAAGGCAGCGCAGCAGCTGCTAAGGTAGTGTTTACTGTCAGCCCAAGCTCCACCACCAAACCACAGACCCTTGCTAAGGCAGGGAATGGTGCTATCATCCAAGGGCGACCTGATGACATTGGTGTGGTGCAGGTTGGAAAGACAGCTGACTTCCAAACTGCTTACCAGATGATTGGTTCATTAACTCAACGTCTGAGTGAAGCATTCCTTATCCTTAATGTTAGGGATTCGGAGCGCACTACAGCAGAGGAAGTCAGGATGACACAACTTGAACTTGAACAACAACTTGGAGGCTTGTTCTCCCTGTTGACTGTTGAGTTCCTTGTACCTTATCTCAATCGTAAACTTAGTGTTGCACAAAAGACTGGTGAAATCCCACGTCTTCCCAAGGGCGACATCGTTAAACCAACAATTGTTGCTGGTATCAATGCACTTGGTCGTGGTCAAGATCGTGAAAGCCTTGCACAGTTCCTTACTGTCATTGCTCAAACTGTCGGACCTGAAGCCATCGCTCAGTATGTCAACACTGATGAAGTCATCAAACGTCTGGCAGCTGCCTCTGGTATTGATGTACTCAACCTTGTGAAGAGTATGCAAGAGCAGCAGCAAGAGCAACAGCAAGCAATGGAGCAACAGCAAGCGATGATGCTGCAACAACAGGCTCCACAAATGGCAGCTGTTGATCAGAAACGTGAGCAAGCTGCAATGCAAATGGCAGCAGAACAACCACAAGAAATCCCACCTGAACCACCAATAGCATGAGCGAAACACTTACGATGAATGAAACACCCGCTGATCAGCCAGAATTTAATGCTGATGAGCAAGACTCCTTGCAGGTTGCTGAGTCATTGGGTGGAGAGCAACCGCTACTTGCTGGTAAATTTAAAGATCAGCAATCGCTTGAAAAAGCATACCTTGAACTACAATCAAAACTTGGAGAGCCACGTAATGAAGTACAAACCACCGAAGACGAAGGCGAGCCAGCAGAGCAAGAGCCAGAAGAAGAAGAAGTAACTGAAGAGCCTGATAGTGAGCAGCTGACTGAAGCTCAAGCTAATCAACTATTTGAAATGGTTGGTGGTGAAAAAGCTTACAATTCTATGATCCAGTGGGCTGGTCAAAACCTCTCTCAAGAAGAGATCCAGATGTACGACCAAGTAATGGCATCTGGTAATGCTTCTTCAATTTACTTTGCCGTACAAGCACTTGCTAATAAGTACGGTGATGCTACTGGATCTGACGGTCAACTTTTGACTGGTAAAGGTACAGCTAATCAAACACAAGGGTTCCGTAGTCAACAAGAATTAGTGCAAGCTATGTCTGATCCACGCTACGATCGTGACCCTGCATACCGCCAAGAGGTTATGCAAAAACTTGAAAACTCTGACGTACAATTCTAATGACCGTTACCACCAACGATCGCGGACAACAAAACCTCTTTGCAAAAGAACCCACCATGTACACTGACGACAATTACACTGTGACTCACAACGAAAAAGCTGAGATGCTCAACGGTCGCCTGGCTATGCTGGGTGTGATGGCTGCGCTTGGAGCGTACGCACTAACTGGTCAAATTATCCCCGGAGTATGGTAATGGGCTGTGGTAAAAAACACGGAGGCGGCAAGAAAAAGTAATGCCTAAAGGTCTCTACGCTAACATCCACGCAAAACGAATGCGTATTAAAAAAGGTTCGGGAGAAAAGATGCGGAAACCTGGCAGTGCCGGTGCTCCTACCGCAGCTAACTTCAAACGAGCTGCTAAAACTGCCAAGAAAAAATGATTGAATGCCCTGATTGTACTGTGCAACAGCAGTACGTACTCGAACAACTGCAGACTGTTGCTGATGTAAAAGATCGTACTGCCCTTGCTGTCATCATGGGTAACATCGAACAAGAGTCTAATTTCAAACCTAACGTTTGCGAGGGCGGTGCTATTGTACCTTACGATCGCTGCCTTCGTGGAGGTTATGGTCTTATTCAATGGACAAGCATTGACCGTTATAATGGTCTAGGTAATTATTGTGCTAGTCGTAATGAAGACCCTAGTACCCTTAAGTGTCAAACTGCTTACATGATTGATGAAATGAGGTTTAGGGATGACCTTGAAGCGTTTCAAACGCCACACCAAACAGTCCCTTATTACATGAATGCTGCCTACTACTGGTTAGGATGGGGCATCCATGGTAATCGTACCAACTACACTTATTCTTTTCTAAACAAACTACAATGAAATTCTTTGCTATCCTCCCCGCAGCCCTGATCGCTGCTGCCCCTGCTGTTGCTGGTCCTTACGTCAACATTGAGAACAATGCTGGCTTCACTGGATCTGATTTCAACGGTCATGTGACTGACTTCCACGTGGGTTATGAAGACGGTGGTTCCGTTGGTGGCTGGTATATCCAAGGCGGTCCTTCTGTGTTCTCCCCTGATGGTGGTGAAGCAGACACTAAACTGACTGGTAAGATTGGCGGTTCTGTTAATGCTACCGAACAACTTTCTGTTTACGGTGAGCTTTCTGCTGCCTTTGACTCTGTTAATTCCTATGGTACTAAAGCTGGCGTGAAGTACAGCTTCTGATAAATTAAATATGTGGTGGGTGGGTCGGCAATTTCTAACTAAAAATTTTTATGGCAACTTCTGTACTTACCCGTCAGGAGTCAACCTGGGATCAGTTTTGTGCCTGGGTGACTTCGACTAACAATCGTCTTTATGTGGGGTGGTTCGGTGTGCTGATGATCCCTTGTCTGCTCGCTGCTACTACCTGTTTTATTCTTGCTTTCATTGCTGCACCTCCTGTAGACATTGATGGCATTCGTGAACCCGTTGCTGGCTCTCTTCTGTATGGTAACAACATCATATCTGGTGCCGTCGTGCCTAGCAGTAACGCAATTGGACTACATTTGTACTCGATCTGGGAAGCCAATACCCTTGAGGAATGGCTGTACAACGGCGGACCCTATCAGCTCGTTGTGTTCCATTTCCTTATCGGTATCTTCTCTTACCTGGGACGAGAATGGGAACTTTCGTACCGACTTGGGATGAGGCCCTGGATCTTTGTTGCTTACTCTGCCCCCGTGGCTGCAGCGACTGCAGTCTTCCTTGTCTACCCATTTGGTCAAGGTTCTTTTTCAGATGGAATGCCTCTTGGCATTTCCGGTACGTTCAACTTCATGTTGGTCTTCCAGGCTGAACATAATATTCTTATGCATCCTTTCCATATGCTTGGTGTTGCCGGCGTATTTGGTGGGGCGCTGTTCTCAGCTATGCATGGTAGCCTTGTCACCTCTTCTCTTGTACGTGAGACGACTGAAAATGAAAGCCAAAACTATGGCTACAAGTTCGGTCAAGAGGAGGAGACTTATAACATTGTTGCAGCGCATGGTTACTTTGGGAGGCTTATCTTCCAATATGCGTCGTTTAATAATAGCCGCTCTTTGCATTTCTTCCTTGCCGCTTGGCCCGTCCTGGGGATTTGGTTCACTTCTCTTGGCGTCAGTACTATGGCGTTTAACTTGAATGGATTCAATTTTAATCAATCTATTATTGATCGTCAGGGTCATACCATTAATACTTGGGCTGACATTCTTAACCGTGCTAACCTTGGTTTTGAAGTGATGCACGAACGGAATGCTCACAACTTCCCACTTGATCTTGCAGCAGCTAACTCCACTCCTGTGGCTTTGACTGCTCCTGCTATCGGTTAACTTTAAATAAGCAAATGGCTTATTAAAGGAAGTAACTGTTTCTTTTAATTAATTCGTACGTTCAACCTTCGGGTCGCATGTTACCTAGTCATGGAACGGGGGCTAGGTTTATTTTGTACGAACTATGTCTATTAATCTTATTCGTTTCCTTGAATCACAACGTCGTCGTGCTGAGCGTTATCGTGTTGATGCGCTCCGCTATCGCGGTGTTGAATACAAGAAGTAATCTGGTGACTTAGTGCGTGCTGAACGCACACTGGGAGGGGTTCGATTCCCCTCCTTACTTATTGGTTAGAGCCGGTACGCCGATACCTCTAGCCGTCTAGACGGTGGGATAGACCACGATAAAAACTTAATACTTCTGGATCCAGAGGAACTTGCTTAAACCTCTTTATAAAAAACAATGGCTTTTCAATCTTCTGTTAACCCCGCTCAGCTTACTCAGCTGGGTCAGGCTAACCTTGCGGGTGATAC